CTCCGCGGCTCGTATGCCTTCGACGAGGACGGCGACGAGCTGCGGCACGGCTTTGCCGGCGGCGAAACGACGATCGAGTTCAAGATTCCCGCCGGCAACCTCGCCCAGCTCAACATGCTCGGCGGGGGGAACATCCTCGATGCCGACTGGGCCAACCCGGCCACCGACATCCCCAAGCACCTGCACAAGATCAATGCCGCGATGATTCAGCTCACCGGCATGGGCCTGGCGCACGTGGTGCTGACGAGCGTCGCCTGGCAGTACCTCGTGAACAACACGAAGGTCATCGACCAGGGCGGGAGCGACACCGCCTGGCAATCGATCCAGCGGACGCGCAGCGGCGAATTCGCCGCCATCCTCCGCTCGGTGCCGTGGATCACCGTTCAAGTAAAGATAGGGACTACGGCAATTCGGAAGAAGTCCCAAAGAGTTCGTGGGAAAGGGTTTTCGTCTTGTCGTTCACTGTGGCATAAGGTTTGCTAACTCCGGCGAAACTTCTCTTGCCATATCATGCCTCTCGGCTTAGCTAGGCCATTGTTGGCGGGGTCGCATAAGTCGTGCGCTGAACACCCGGGAGGATTTGCCTAATGTCGTCAAAGTCAACTACGCAGGGCCGCAATCGAAGAACACGCTCGCCTTCCGCTACTACAAAATCGCTTCGCAATCGTCTATCGGCATACCTTCGACGGCACCGGCAGCGATCCCTTCGGCTCGGGGACGATGGAACGACAATGGGACGTATTTACCGCTCACCCCCCTCTAAGGTGACGGCTAATTCTCAGAAGCAATCACCGCTAAGTGTAGTCGGCATCAGCACTTACCGTTACCGCGATGACCCAAAACAGTTTTTCTCCTCAATATTTTGGCAGTCCTGGTCGGGGGATGGTCGATAACTAATCGAGGCGCGACTAAGCATCGGCGTGGCGGGGAGTCGTGGTAGGCTGCCGCGATTGATTCGATATTCCGGGGAGGTAGCCGAACGCATTCCTCTCACGAACACAGCAGTTGGAGTTGTCAGACTGAGTGGCGAAGTTTTGTCGATTACATCCCATGCGCAAACGAGCAAAACCGAATGTCGTGGGGAATATGGTGAAATTCCGAAGACTTTTGGCTGAAGTGTCGAAGGGTAAGAGCAAGAACCAGATCGCTTCACGGATGATCGTCCCCGCATGATGCGACAACACCACTGAACCCTGGTGGAGTCGATGGAAAAGTTTGCTTCGTTTCTTACAGAGATTGCCAAAAGACTACCTTCCCCAACCCGTCCCTTCGGGCTTGCCGCGCTCTTTGGGGTCGTCATGGCAGTTTCGATGCCTTTTCATCGAGACCTGAGCATCGTAGTGGCTCAACTGGTCTGGATGATGCTTACCTTTTGCATCGCCTGCGCGGCTGAGTTGTGGACGAAGAAACGGGCGAGCCGAACGAAGTGAGGCGAGCAACTATTTGCTCCGCAGCACCAACTTGATCTCGGTCAATTCAGCATCGAGCAACTTGTTCTTCTCGGTCAGAAGTCGATTCTCCTCCTCCAACAGCCGAAGCGCCCGATTATGAACGAATTGCGGATTCAGCCAGACCGCGACGTAACCGACGAGCAGGCCGAGAAGAAAGAAAACCGTGGCAATGCCCCACTTTCGTGAGTCGTTCATATCTCACCATGCCCTCACCCCACCCTATAGATAATACTCCCAACTGGCAGGTCGCTTCGATTCAGCGATGTCGTGATCCCAACCTTTCTGCCTTCCGGTGCGTTATCCACAGCGACATGATCGATTTCCATCGATTCAGCTATTTGCTCAAAGTGATACGCATTAACGAACATCCCTAGCTTATCGCCCTTGCGAATCGCACATCCCGCATTGACCACTATGCTAAGGACGTGCGGCTTTTCGTAGAAGTGACCAAGCACCCCCACTGGCTTGTAGTGATCGGGCAAGCATCCAATCCTACCCTTGCGAAAGAGCGCGTCAATGATTGCGGTCTTCGGCCACTTCCACCTCTGCATACCGCGCACAAGTCGAAACAACTCCCACGTCGTCATGATTCCGAATTCGTTTAATCGAGCATCTTCTTGCTGCTCAGCTGTAAAGGCCCGCTCGTCGTCTCGATCCATAGCCGGTAAGTGTCTTTGGCAATTCACAAGGACGAGCCCTTGAACGTCAAAGCGTTTCCATTCTTTCATTCGCCGTTGCACATACTTAATGACCTGCAATACGTCGTGTTCGGTCGGAAACAGGGCTAAGCCTTTGACTTCTACAATCAACGTCGGTAAGCGGTCATGTATTTGCAAGTCCTCTTGGAGATTCGCAACTGTTTGATCAGTACTCGCGTCGACTTCTCGAACGTCCGATAGACCGATTAGGTCGAGCGTGCGCCTAACGTCTTTAACGAGTGCTTCCCCCGATTTCGTAAGGATTCCGTGCAAAAACCTCCACTCCTCTCGTGCCGCCTCAATTTCTTTGCCCAACTCCTCAACTTTCTGCCTTGCTTGGGAAAGTGCGGCCTCTTGCTTGTCAAGCCGTTCTACTACTGACGGATGTTCATACTCACGCCTATGCACCCACTTGCCTCCCTCGAATTCGCTAAATAAACGGTTGGCAAACTCAGGCAGTATGTCAACAACGAGCGATACAATGCACTCTACTTTGTCGTCGGGCTGAGGAAGAATGAGTATCTGCCCACTCTCCCTGCGTTCAAATAGAATCACACCTGCAACGGGGTCGCCGAATCTGTTTATTACAAGCGGATGGAACATTGCGCCAATGTTCTTTAGTGCTGTTCGTCCAATAGTCGCCTTAGCAGTCGAAGCCGAAACAATTCCCTTGGTCATTGTCGATAATGACTCAAAGGGCGATGTGACTTCTTTAAGCTCTCTGCCTTCGAACGGAACTATTGGAACTAAACCCGATGCGAGCGATGAAAGAAAGTCCCAGTTATCTGCATGGCGACTACTTGTTTGTCCGCCTCGACCAGTGGTTTCGACATATAGCTCACTGACGCGTGGCACTGCAAATACAACGAACACGCCTCCAAACTCTAACACCCTATCCAGACGCTTTTGATAGGCTTGCATAGCGCGTGGTCGAGGATCAATGTAACCGCGATTGGTTCTGGATAGCCAATCCGGCTCGCCCTCTGGAATTGTGATTGCAAACGAGTCGAGCGAAGACTGGCGCGGCTCCGTCAGGTCTATAATCACAATCTCTTGTTCCTCCACGTCTGGTAGCGCCATCCATGTCGCAACAGAGCGAGTGCCTTGGCCCGTTGCTACGTCGTACTTATGACCGAACGTGCCGCTTTGCACATTGAAGCCCCGAGAAAGAAGTTGACGCTCTGCGTCTGGTGGCGTGTCAACTAACAGAATCTTGGGCTTCGCGTAGCGGGTCATAGGAATCAGAGGCTGCTGCATACCTATCGGTATGCTCAACTTCCTCGATGCGTTTTCTGGTATCGGCGGCTTTGCCTTGGGTGCGAGCTGCGCCGGATTGCGGATCACGAATCACTTTTTCAGCGAGGTCGAACCCTATGCGGTGCAAGTTTACCGACGACAATTCCCCCAGGCAATCGACCTCGGCGACATCCGACAAATCTCAGGCGAGGCCCTCCGACGACAGTATCCAGGCGAGTGGATCATCACGGGTGGCTTCCCCTGCCAAGACATCTCGACGGCAGGCAAAGGCCGAGGACTCCACGGTGGTCGGTCGGGTCTTTGGTTTGAGATGTTCCGGCTTATTTGCGAGCTTCGACCGAGCTTCGTTGTCGTGGAAAATGTGCGGCAACTCTGTACCAAAGGACTCGACCGAGTGTTACTCGACCTTTCCACCATCGGGTACGATGCGGAATGGCAAGTGCTACGTGCATCGCAATTCGGTCTGCCGCACCGACGAGAAAGGCTGTACGTTGTTGCCTACCCCCACGATTTTGAACGACGCGGCCTGCTTCAACAAACACCGCAGGAAGTGCAACACCTGGGAGACGGAGAGCAAGGCGACGGTTCAGCTACTTCGCCACCGCCTCGGATTGACTGGGCAACAGCCGTCGCCACCGGGCAAATTCTTGGGCAACCCGCTGTTTTTCGAGTTGATGATGGGGTATCCACCGGGCTGGACATCGATCCAATGAGCCCGGCTCGCTACCGAGAGGGCGTCATGCGGATCGCCGCCTTGGGAAACGCTATTGTCCCACAGGCGGCTGAGGCTGTGTTTCGGAAGCTATACCAGACACAACCCTCTACGCGGGACGTTCAGCGTTTGGCGCGGCAGGCGCGGCAGGCGCATCAGAAGGTGGGGCAGGGACTATCTCCAAATCTGGAAGCACCGGAATCAGCATCCGCTCATGTTCGTATGGCTTAGGTAGCGGGGGCATTTGATCGAACGCCGTTAGCGTGGGAGTCGTCGAGAGGCTCTTCTCTACGTCCTTCGGCGAGCGAAACTGGTTTGGCACCCCCAATGCTATGTACTTACGTTTGCTCACATCATAGACCGCAGTGAATTGACAGTGAGCAGGATCAAAGTAAAACACCTTATCGCCGACCGTAGGATCATGATAAAGCAGACTGACCAACCCAGAGCCGGGCTCTCGGTATGGCCTAAAGCTATAGAGACCGATGTGGATTCCGCTCACATCATCCACCGATCTCCAATCCACACTTTGTCTGAAATCTGGGGCTACCATTTCCTTATCAGCCATCGAGGGCGTCCCCATTGTCGGTGCTGGCGCGCCGCCATAGGCAAAGGAAGACACTTCTTTCACGATAACGACGGATGGCAGTTCAGGCGGTCGGGGCTCTACTGTGGCAGTAGTTGAAGGAGGCGCGGGTTGGGTATCTTTTTTCTTATCATCAGTTGCCGCGGAATTCTGAGAAACCTTGTCACGTCCGTTTGGTACCTCGGAGCGCTCAGTGCTCGTCTTAAAACCAACGTCGCGGTAAATGCACGCCCCGATGAGCGCCGTACCGATCAGTGCGAAGAATAGACCAGGACTGCTGCTCGCCAGTGCGAGGGACGCGGTTACCTGTTGTCCGCCGCCTACTCCCGCCTTAACAGAGTAGGCGGACACAATACCGAGCCATGTCATCGCCACGCCGAAGACGAGGGCCAACAGTCCCATCGTGACACCGAAGCACACGATTACCAGACTCGCCGCTGGCAATCGAAGATCACCTGCCAAATTGCTGAAAAGTGCGATTCCAAGGAGGATCAGCAGGCCAACAACAATTACTCCGACAAGCAAAAGGTATCCAGGCAGTAACCCCGCTATATCGCTATGGACTTCCTTGATGAAGAGCGTTGGGGACTGAGGCTGCCCGTCTTCCCCTTGGGGCTGAGGTTGCGTTGAAGCAGAGCTGGCTTGAGGAGGTTGTGGCACGACGACTCTCCAGATGAGGGGACGTCAACCTACCCCCTCGACTGGGCTAAGTCAATCTTTTGCCTGACAAAAGGCGAGGTCTCTGGCCCGCCTTTAACCTGCCATAGAAGAATGTCGGCTACGCCAGCACGTCAATCAACCGCTTGAGGTTGTCTACCCCGATCTGACGCATCAAGGTTTTGGTCGCCTCGATGGTCAGGAAGTCCAACGAGCCCACTGGCATTGCACCATTCAGCGAAGTGGCTCGACGCTTGCGATCTCGCCGCACTGCTGGCGATCCACCGCCCTTCTTCACCTTGTTCTTGATCTGGCTGACGTAGGCAGGCGAGACGGTCTTGCCGATCTGCTTGCTGATTTCTTCTGCCGCTGTCTTTGGTTTCGCGCCCGCATTATCTCGCAGGTACGATCGAACCGCCTCTGACACATTCACGCCGTCTCGTTTCTTTGCCATTGTCTATCTCCGATTGAGGGTAGAGAACTCAACCGTAGTTTGCCTGATCTGCAGGGTCAAGCGGCTAGATAGAGTGTGAAGAGAATCAGGACGGTCGGCCAGAGTCAAAGGCCGAGAGACAAGACCCATCGACGAATCTACCGCACGGCCCGCTGGAAGCGGCTGCGAGGCCAAGTCTTGGCCGAGCAGCCGATCTGCCAAGATTGCCAACGAGAACCAGCCAGCCACATTCATCACGTCGTCGATCTGGCCGACGACATTTCCCTTGCCTACGACCGAACGAATCTGCGAGCCCTCTGTCCGTCGTGCCACAATCGACTCTCGCGATTGAGGCAAGTACTCGTTACTGATGAGCCCTACGTAGGTGGGTCATCGGGCGGTGGCGGACGTTCGTCGACTTCCGGCTGAAGGTCTTTCACTTGTGGCCTCTTACCACCTGTTGGCCTCTTGTCTTCTGGCTCGTCCTCATCTTCTTTCTGCTTTTTTACGCCCAGTAAGGACCGATAAAGTGGCTTGAGCAAATTGTCGCTGAAAACCGCTCCCGCTGCAGCGAGCGCGAGTCCGACTAGTGCTTGGCACGCGAAACTCGACCAGATATAAACAATGGTGCTAATGGGAGGAGTCTTCGCGATCTCCGACTTGACGCAAACTTCCCACATGGCGTCGATCTCGTCATAGACTAACTCCAACGCCTCACCATATCGTTGTGACCCCGGTACAGTTCTTATTCGCTGTGGCGTGGGCGATGCGTACCAAAAATCCTCCTTTTGAATAGTGACAGTTAGCGCATAGTTATGCTTCGCGGCCAACACCTGTGCCGGAATGACCGGCAGTTGGGCTCTACCTATCAACATAACCGCCACGCCGCTTTCAACGAGTGGTACGTCAACAACGTACCAGTACACCACTGTGTCGTTTTCTAAAGCCTGTCTTTGCCATCCTGCACTCTGTGCTTCGTTGTGCAACTCATCAGTGTAGTCTCCGGCAGAGGCGTTAAATGAATAAGTGATCTTCATCCTAGCTGCCGACAGGTCGATCTCATTCACCCGTGCCTGAATCTTAGAGTCCCATCCCTTGGTGCTCCGTGTGAAGTCGTCGGGGTCTACCGATAGACTCACTAACATGAGAGTACTGGCGTAGTAAGTGGCAATAACCAACCCGAGGCCCATCGCAACAAACGTCAGAAGTTCGCGGCGGGACTGTCGCTCAGTGCGACTCCACACTATCGCGCCGACAATCAATGCAATGACCACGCCAACCCGCTTGCTAAAAAACGAGGTTGGATCGAGAACAGGCCCGAACACGAGAATTGCGAGGACTGCGGCTGCTGCGGCTGGGAGGAGGTATAACACTTTGTGCATTTATGCTACTCCTAAGTCTTAGCCGCTATGCCCCACTAAATCTCTAAGTCGTGTGGGCTGGTGATCGCTGCCAGTGTGCAGGTTTTCCTACTGAAATTGAAGCTAGGGGGCTTTACCAGAGCGATTGAAAATCTTCATCATGTCTTACAAAATCATCGCAGTTCCATGCATACTCGCAAAGCGTCAAATACCGATAGTTACGCGCCAGCCTCTCACGCTCGGCCTTTGAAAGCCCGCATGTAGTTGCCACGATGCGTCGCCTTCGAGGAGGCAAATCCCCTAGCGACAGAATGGACATGTTCTGAGTATTAAAACCACAGCCGAGCATGAATACATAAGAAGCATCGGCTATGACAGCATGAAGCTCATTTGTAATCGTAGCGTGCTGTTCGCCAATTATGCGAATGCGATCCGCCGCCTCCATGAATTCGTCTTTTGCGCCATACGCCAAGTGCTTCTCGCTGTAAGGCGATAGACTGCCAAGAGTTCCGTAAACGTGGTAAATCCCAAATTTCTCGACTGATGCGTATGCCTCATCGAGGTCCAATTTCCATCGGCCCGCCAAAGCGCGAGCCAGAAGGTACTCCAACGTACGGTCGTAGTTGAAGGTAACTATGGCAACACGAGTACTTAGCGATTTCCTCTGTCCATCCAAAAATAAGGATAATGCGTACTTGAGCCAGTCTGTAACAACTCCGCTCTGGTAGTTGTTCTCTTCTTTCAACAATGACAACGCTAGTAAAGGTCGTATGATGCCGTTATAATCATCGCCACGATCAGTAAGAAACTGGTCGATTGATGCAACTCCAGAGTCCAGCAAATCTCGTCTGGCAGCAAGAAAGGCGGTACGATGTTCATCTTCGGGCGCACCACTAGCCCACTCTTCCAGCGACTCCGCTACATTGTCTACCAATTCGTATCCGAGCGGAAAGCCAAATGGCTGATGTGCGCCCGCCCCTAAGATGAGAACGATCTTGTCCATAGGAGTTAGTCTACGGCGACTTAGTAGCATCGCGCGTCGCGATTGCGGAGCGCTTGTCCGCGGGAAGTCCTTGGTATAGTTCTGCAATTCGCTTAGGCTGGGCGATCTGGTTATCCACAATCAGATTTACAAGACCAAATAGGGCGTGGGCAACCTGCGGTGTATCGTTTAAGTTCAGCTGCCCCGGATGCACGGACTCGTTCCCAATTACCCGCACGGCATCGAGGGCCTGCTGAATTGTGACCGGAAGCCCCTTGGCGACAAGGTTCTTGATGTCGTTATTGATGTTGCCGCCGCTTTCACCGAGGATCGGCATAAGTTTCTGAAGCACGAGGCGAAGTAGTGCTGCTGCTCCGCGAGGTGATTTCGTCACGATTTGGCGCGCTTCCTCGAAGTCAGCACGAACGTCGGCTGGCATGTCGTCATGCGGGTCAACCGCAGGAGAGGTTGGAGGATGGACTAAGGTGTGATCAACCCACAGGCAGTACGCATTGCAATGGCTGCATTGTGCGATGGAGAAGTTCTCATTGGATTCGCTCACGTGACCGCCACTGGCACGCTTCCAAACTCCGTACCACACCTGCTTTGCATGAACCCGGCAGTGCGGGCAGAAAAACGCCGGGCCACCCTTGGTTGGAGTAATGATCTTCACGACTAAATACCTCTATGCGAGGCCGACTTCCCCGATCACAGCACGTTGCCGATCTGACCAACGACCACAATCGGCGTGGTCAGACCGAGCCCGACCCAGGCCGATGCCAGTCGCTTCTTGCGCCCGACTACCTGGACGACATTGCCAAGGCAGAGTGGGTTCGGACGACCGGGATTCTCGCCACGATGCGGATGCTGACCGAGGCCGACCGCTCGCTCTTGGAGCTGTATTGTGGTGCCTACTCTCGCTATCGACAAGCAGAAGCGGCAATCAGCCGCGACGGTCTGGTGGTCAAGGCGAAGCGAACCGGTGTTCCGCAGCTTAATCCGTGGAACTCGATTTTGAACAAAGCGGCTGACCAGATGCGCCGCTACATCGAGCAACTCGGTCTCACGCCGGTAGGTCGAGCAAGACTGCGCCAAGACCGAGAGAACGACGCCGAGAACAAAACCATCGAGGAGCGGTATCTCCGGTCGGGCTAACTACATACCTGAGTGGCTAAGCACTCAGGGAATTACTTCGACAAAGCTGCGGCGGATCATGCCTGCGGTTTCTGCGAGGACGTACTTCGCCAGCCCGATGGATCGCGCGTCCGCCTGATTCCTTTTCAGCGTGAGATTCTATCCGGCCTGTTGGGATGGAAGCGACCAGACGGAACACGCTTGGCACGGCGTGCCTCGATCTGGTTACCCAAGAAATCCAGCAAGAGCTGGCTCGCGGCCGCGCTGATTCTCTACCTGCTCTGCACCGAAGAGCCCGGTAGCGAGATTTACTCGGTCGCAAGCAGTCTCCGCAATGCTCAGATCATATTTCGTCAGGTCGCGCGATTCGCCCGAGCAAGCCCAGTTCTGAAACGGAATCTGGAGATCAACAAGACCGAGCGGCGAATCATCCTGCCTGGGCGTGATTCGTTTTACGAAGTTCTGAGCAGTCGGCCAGAGTCCAACGAGGGGCTCAACATCTCGGCCCTGTTCTTCGACGAATTGCACCGCCAGCGGCACGACGATCTCTACAATACGCTTCGCTGGGGTGGCATCGCTCGCAAGCAACCGCTGTTCTGCACCATCTCGACCGCAGGTGTTTTCGATCCACTCTCGGTCGCCTACAAGGATTGGCGTGAGGCGCTCGACAAGGAAAAGGGGATTATTCAAGACCCCAGTTTCTACACCTATTTACGATACGCCGAACCTTCGGACGACATTGACGACCCGAGGGTGTGGCGAAAGGCGAACCCGGCACTTGGCTACATCTTCTCCGAGGACGACTTTCGCAGGGAACTTGAAGAAGCGAAGCGAACGCCGAGCAAACTGGCGGCGTTCAAACGCTACCGCCTCAACATCTGGCAGTCAGCCGCAAATGCATTCATTTCCGACGAACGCTGGCAGCAGTGCCGGGCGGAGCCCCTGACCGATGAGCAGATCAAGAACGCGACTTGGTTCATGGGGTTTGATGCGGCCTCATCGCTCGACATTACGGCGGCAGTTTTTCTCGGTGTCCTCGACGGTCGCTACTACTGTGTCCCTCGGTTTTGGATTAACGAGCTACAGGCAGAGGAGCGAACTCGGCAGCGATTGCAATTCCGAGACTGGATCGAGGATGGCTACATCACGGTCACGCCGGGCGAGACCACTTCGCGCGATTACATCCTGCGAGACCTTGAGGCATTGACCCAGAAGTACAAGGTTGAGAAGATCGGCATGGATCGCTGCGAGGCCATGAGACTGGCGGAAGACCTGACGGCACGCGACTACGACGTTTGCTTTTACCGCCCGTTCTTTGCCGACATGTCCGGGCCAACGAAAGAACTGGAGCGGCTCGTCTATGAACTCAAGCTGCTGCACGACGGCAATCCGGTCCTGCGGTGGATGATCTCGAATTGCCAACTCGCTACCGATTCGGTCGGGAACGTGCGGCCCGACCGAAAGCGAAGCCTCGACAAGATTGACGGCGTGGTATCGCTCGTCATCGCCCTGGCGATGGCACAGCGGAACTTCGATTCCTATTGGGATAAGGTGAGTTTGTGAGGCTGCGTCAGGGCAGCTTCGGCTTCGTCGATGTCTTACGCGACTTGAGCGTATATGATTCCGTAAGTCGATCTGGGTATAAAGGACCGTCAGCACAAGTTAGGCTTTCCGCGTGAATGGTGGGGAACTCAAAGACGACGACCTCTGGACGGTTAGACCCTACACCATAGTTGCTCATGTAAACAACCATATGCTTGCGCAGGAGAGCGAGTTTCTCATCTTTCGCAATTGCAAGCACAGCGTGGAGGTCGGCAGTATCATTTTTGACAGCTTCTGTCAGTTCCTTCAACAGCACAACACGCGGATCGTTCAGCTGTGATTCCATCATTGCCTTTACCTCGTCAAACCGCTGAGTAACAGTGTAGAGATCGCTATCCACCTTTCCAGCCAATTTCCCAGCCTCGTCAGCGATCTCTTTCGTCCATTTGTCTATATCGTCCAATTCCTTCTTTCGCCTGATCGTGTCCTCAAATACGGTAGCGAGCTTCTTATCGAGATCGCTATAAAAGTCTATTCGGTCTTTGGCGACTTCTTCGGCCTTAGTCTTCGCCGCATTCTTTGCGGCCTCTATCGCTGCCCACCAGATTCCAGCAATCGCCAGAATATTCAAAACGCCGAACAACGTGGCGTACTGCTTGACCTTTTCACCAAGGTAATCATCAATTTGGGCTTTCGCCTCGGGCGTA